GTTTGTAATCTTTGTCTGCTGAACCCATCTCAAAATTACCTGTAACGCTGTTATCTGCAACGTCATACATCTCTTCAATCTGTTCTTTTTTACGAAAAATCCTATATTTACCTGGTTCAATTACTCTTATTTGGTCATAAACTTTTTCACCAAATTGCCCATCTGGTAATACTGCCTTTTCAGCTAATCTTACCTGCACTAAATTTCCGTAATTAGATTCTCTATCAAGTCTCCAACCATAAAGATTTGTTGGATCTATTTCAATCCAATAAGGTCTGCGATTCTGCTGACGTTCTTCTGCAAGTGTCAAAGCACCCGATGGAGCTGGATAATCTACAAGAATATGACTTTGGCCATAGATTAAAGAGCACATCAATACTCTTCTTGCGTATTCATCTAAATCCGAACCACAGCCATCAACGTCCATCTTGAACATCTCAGTCCAATAAGGATCTCCTGTTAAAGTTATTGGTTTTCTTAATACAAGACCCGTAGCTGCTCTTATTAATCTTTGCGTAAAAGGACTAAATACTGATCTGTTTACCCTAGCAAGGTAAGCGTCATAATCTTCTCTTGGTTCTAATGGTAAAAATGCTTCAGAATTTTCTCTAAGGTACTCTGTTCCTTCTGTAACAGCCTTCATTATTTCCCAACCTTTCATCATATCCAAGACAGCCCTTGTCCTTGTAAAAGGACTATCAATGCCACCTACAGATGTAGACGAAACAATATTAGTTCTAATAGGACCTGGTACAGCATAAGTCATCTCAGCACCTCCATTTTCTCAATGCTAACGCCTTCCTTGTAGGTCTGCCTTTGCTATCTTTCATTGGTCCAGGCATCCCCGACATTCTTGCACAAAAAGATTTACGTCTTTTAGCTGCTTTACTGCCTGGTTTTACTTTTCCTGTAACTGGTGCTTTTAAATTACTCCCTGTAGCACGATTATATTTAGCTCTACCTTTGGCAGTTAATCCACCTGTCTTGGATTTTTCTCCTCTACCTACGCTTAAATTTACTTGTTTACGTTTCTTTCTCATTATTTTCCTACCTTTGCTTGTGCCTTTTTATGAGCTTCTGTAAATGTATCTCCTGCTCTCATTCGCCTTTTCATATAAGCCATATGGACATCACTATGATGTTCAGAATGTTTTGCTAATAAATTCTTTTGGCGAGTAGTAAGTTTCACTTTTTTTTCTTTTTTTTCTTAGAACGTAGCTTTTTAAGATCAGCACCAGTGATCTTATCTCTTGGTGGAGCAACAGCAGCAAGTTTGCGTTGCTTTGATGAATAAGAGGATTTAGGCATCAATATCCGTCAGATGTTAGTGCTCCGTTAACTGTAAAACTAACTGACACTGTTGAAATGTCTCCAACAGTAGAACTAAATGAACTTCCTGTAATAATTCCATTAAATGCAAATTTTTTAGTTCCTGTTGTGTCTAAAAACAATTCAAACTGTGCATCACCAGGATCTTCAGTGGTAAGAATATCTTTAATAAATTCTTGTGTTTCATCTCCAGATGTTGCTGTATAAAGCAAATCAACTGTTCCTGTACCACTACGAAGTGAACCTACATATTTTCTTGCTGTATCACCATGAGCAGTACACTCAAGAGTGTCTTTAGCCATGTCTAAAGTCCAACCAGTAGTTGAAGCTACTGCTGCTGTGGTTCCTGCTGCGTTTTTAAACTTTACAGAACCTTCTTCTCCACGAACAAATGCCATTTCACTAAGAAAAAAAGAATATTTATAATTAGTTTAACTTGTTGTTGACTTTTTTACAGTACTTGTTGGATTATTTTCTAAATATTGTTTACATCTAGTATCCCAAAGTGCAGGATTTCGTTTTCCCTTAACTTTTTCAATAGCATCGAGCATTTCTGAAGTAATTTGAGTCATTTTTTCTTTTTAGTAGTTTTTTTACGTCTATGTTGATAACTTATCTTCTTACTACCAGTTTTTTCTCGCTTAAATCTTGCCTTTTCAGCACTTGACATCTCTGAAGCTGTCTTAGGTGTCTTACTTGATACACGTTTACTGGGTCGACAGGCTGGATAGCCTCTTTTTTCGCCTTTTGATCGGCCACAAGGTTTACCAGTTTTGACATCAACCCATTTCTCTTTGAACCAACGGGTTAGACCACCACTACTTCTTGCCACGTTTTTTAGCCTCGGTGCGATAAGTACCACCACGCTTTTTGTACTCTCGTACAAGCCATGCGTTAGCGTAAGCAGAAGGATAAACCTTAAATTTACGTTTTACCCTAGAGTATAACGCTTTATTTACAGGAACATTCGCCACGTTTTTTACCTCCCTTCTTCTTCTTTTTCTTTTTTTTCATACCTGTGTGGTAGGGCATAGTAAGAATTAGGTAACTCTTAATATATTCTAAACGAAGTTTGGCCGAGTGTCTCTGGTTTGGCAAGGTTAAATTGCTGTAAACAAAGATAACCGAAAGCGTCAAATGCGTGATCAACCCCTAAATTTTTGTTTGGCATACCTGTATTTGGTGCATATGTAAGAGTTCTGAGAGATTTTATCAATTCTTTACATCGAGGATGTATAAATGTCCTTCGATCACCAGCTGCATCAAATAATGCTGTATTTACAGCAGTAATTTTGTCTCGAATCTTCCAAGGAGCCTTTGGACTAGAAACTGTGAAACCACTTCTTCGTAAAATTGTGTGATCTGTAAGTCCAACACCACTTGTTTTTCGAGCACCACCCGTAGGGTCGGGACAAGTGATAATTCTTCGGTCAACACCATATCTATTTACCACTTCTTCGGCAAAATCCCATGTGGTTGCACCTCCTCGTAGGATAATTTCGTCAAAAACATACAAATTTTCGTTACTTTTGACCGCACATATGCCACAAAGAGGGTCTACGTTGAAATCTACCCCCATATATAGTGGCAACATATGTAAATCCTGTGCTTCGGACGATATATTTTCATCATCAAAGCTAATTGCCACCAATCCCGTAAGATTTTCAAAGCTCGCTTCAAATTCTTGCCGAAATGTACGATTATCCAACTGACCTCTAGCCGCTTCAACTTCCTCTTTCGGAACATTACCCCCTTCAATCGTAGTAAAACTCCATCTCTTCCAATCTCCACTCTCATCTTCGGGTACATAACACCATAAATCGTAAAACCAACTTGCCGTTCCATCAGGTGTTGAAATGAATAATGCCCAACCTTGTTTATCAGCTAATGCGGGTCGTATGACTTCAGACCATACCTCTCTGTCCATAAATGCAGCTTCGTCTAAAACAACACCACTTAGACTACGACCTCTTAATGCCATAGCGTTTTCAGTACCTTTTAACTCAATAGTTGATTCGTTTACTAATTCAATTTTTAAATCTGTCTCATTTTTAGACTTGATCCACTGTTTTGGCACTAACTTCTTCAATGTTTTCCATGCAATGTCCTTTGCCATTCGATAGGTAGGTGCACAGTAAAAATATGTTTCCCCTGGCTTCGATATAGCTCCCTTTAACAACTCAACACAACTTAAATAGCTTTTACCAAATCTTCTTCCAGCTACAAGCACTCTAAACCTTTCATCTGCTTTGAACACCTCCCCCTGTGCCCAACGTAAACTTAATGGTTCTGCTACTGCCATACAAAAATAATAACCTCTATTATCATAACAGCAACTTAT